CTTTGGGTTGAAAAGTATCGTCCGAAAACTATCGAAGATACTATTCTTCCTGTTGAACTAAAATCTGTATTTCAGCAGTTTGTTGATCAGAAAAATATCCCTAATCTAATTCTATCGGGTTCAGCAGGGGTTGGTAAAACCACTGTGGCTCGAGCAATGCTTGAAGAACTGGGATGCGATTATATTGTAATTAACGGGTCTATGAATGGTAATATTGACACGTTGCGTAACGAAATTCTAAACTTCGCTTCATCTGTATCACTTTCTGGTGGACGCAAATACGTTATTCTTGATGAGGCTGATTATCTAAATCCTAATTCAACTCAGCCAGCCCTCCGTAATTTTATGGAAGAGTTTTCTAGGAATTGCGGTTTTATTCTAACCTGTAACTTTAAGAACCGTATCATTGATCCGCTTCATTCTCGTTGTTCAGTGGTTGATTTCAAGATTGGCAAGAAGGATATGGCCAAGCTTGCTATGCAGTTTTTGAAGCGTGTTACTGTAATCCTTGAAGCTGAATCAGTTGAACACGATAAAGCAACTGTTGCTGAGGTAATTCAGAAACACTTCCCGGATTGGCGTCGTGTTCTTAATGAACTTCAGCGTTATTCTGCGACTGGTCGAATTGACTCTGGTATTCTTACCAACATGCAAGAAACTAGCATTAAAGGGTTGATCCAGTTAATGAAAGATAAGAACTTTACAGAGGTTCGTAAATGGGTTAAGAATAATATTGATACCGATGTTGATGTTCTATTTGCAGATTTTTATAATAATGCATCAGAATATTTTACACCGCGATCTATTCCCGCTTTGGTCGTGACCACTGCTAAGTATCAGTATCAAAATGCATTCTCAGCTAATCCTGAGATTAATTTCGCTGCGTATCTCGCTGAACTTATGATTGAAATGGAGTTTGCATAATGGGTAAACTTGCACTTTTCTATGATTTTGAAACCATGTCACAAGATCCAGAAACTGCTCCGGTTGTTTCTATAGCTGCTGGTGTTTATGATATGATCCAAATGGAAGCAGCTTCTTATTCTTACGAATCTGTTCTTAATAAAACTCGGTTTATGAAGTTTGATGTCAGGGAGCAGGTTGAGGAGTATGGTCGCGTAATTGACCCTGAGACTATTAAGTGGTGGAGCGAACAGAGTAAAGAGGCCCAAGAAACCCTTAAACCGCTACCAACTGATAAGAATATTGAAGAGCTTATTCCCTTCCTTAAAGATCTAATCGCTGATAAAAATATTGATTACGTATTTACTCGTAACAATACATTTGATCCAGTAATTGTTCAGTCAATTGTGAGGGTTACTAAACAGAAAATACCATACCCTTGGTGGGCTATCCGCGATGTTAAAAGCTTTATTTTCGGTTTGACTTACGGTCATAATATTAAAGACAGTTTTATTCCACCAGACGTTGAAGGACTCTATGTTAAACACGATCCACGTCATGACATTGCTTTAGATGTTATGCGTTTACAAACCATTCTTCATGCAAAGTCTGACTGCAGTCAGGAGGATCCTGACTAATGTTCATTGACGTTACTGGTAAAAAACGTGCAGAAGAAGTAATTGAAACAAAAACAAAAAAACTGGCTTATGACTGGCGCTATGAAAATAGCATCAATACTGGTAAACAGCCTCTAGATTTAACACAACAAGAGTTTAAGTATGAACCTTGGCGGACTAATAGTGTGCTGTCTAATCATGTAGACACTTTATTCTATGTTAATGTGATGAATATGAACCATCACATTGCAGATCAGATGCATTATGACTACCTATTCAACAGCGTCCGTAAAGCAAAGCGGTATGGTAAAAAGAAAACTGAAGCCGATAAGAAGCTTGAAAGGCAAATTAAACAAGAACAGGATAAACTCCACCTAATTCAAGAATATTATAAATATAATACTCTAAAAGCAAAACAAGCTTTACGGGTATTGTCTGAAGAACATCTTGAAACAATAAGAAAAAGATTAGAAAAAGGTGGAGTTAAATGAATGATTTGTTAGATAAATTAATTGAGGTGAAGATCGGCGAAGAAGAAGACTTTCTTAAAATTAAAGAGACTTTGACCCGCATTGGTGTAGCTTCTAGAAAAGAGAAAACTCTTTACCAGTCGTGTCATATTTTCCATAAACAAGGCAGATATTACATCGTTCACTTTAAAGAAATGTTTGCTATTGATGGTAAACCTTCAAATTTCTCAGAAGAAGATAAAGGACGTCGTAATAGAATCGCCCAGCTTCTACAAGATTGGGGATTGATTAGGGTGGTTAATCAGGATAAGATCAAAGAGCCTACGGCCTCGATGAGTCAGATTAAAATTATCAATCATAAAGAAAAGGGTGAATGGAACCTAGAAGCGAAATATAATATGGGTAGGAAGAAAAAGTAATGGTTAAATCCTGCCTTGATATTGAGAAACAACTGGAAGCGGTTAAAGGTATTATCCGCAATAACAAAATTATGAAAGAGAGTGATGATGAAATTTCCTTGGATAATTCGAAAGAAGCCAAAACTCCCGGCAGAAGAAAAACTGGATCTAGTTAAAAATCTTCTATTTCCTGAATTAGAATTACAAGAAGAAATGGATAAAGACGGAACTATCTATAAGTTCCATGTCGATAAAAGCGTTGATTCAAATATTGATGCAGCCTTAATGGACCTTGAAGAAGGTTTTAATGATAAGGCAACTCAACAAACATTACGAAACATTGCTAAAAGGTTATTCGAACTTCGAGAAATTCTTGAAGTTAATGTTGTGATGCATAAAGATGCCAAATATCTTGTCGTTGATGACGGCGTTGACGATGAAGAAGTGCAAGCGGTTGAATAAACCGCTTGACTTTTATTTGACTATACAGTATAATCATACTGTGGTAAATGATAAGGTATACTATGGATTGGTTGATTCAAAAATACATTGGTTTTCTTGGACCTAGACTTGAGAAGTTTAAACGAAAAGGACCAACCCTTTATAACTTCAGATGTCCTATCTGTGGTGACTCTGATACAAATAAATCAAAAGCACGAGGATATCTATATGAGGTAAAGGGTAAGATGTCCTTTCATTGTCACAATTGTGGCGCTGGGATGTCAGCTCAGAACTTTATTAAAACAGTTGACCAAACCCTTTACAATGAGATGAAACTTGAGGCTCTAAAAGAATCTCAAACTCCTGATCAACGCGAATACGAAGAATTTGTTTCAAAAATGAAAACGCCAGTGTTCCTAAAGTCTGGGCCACTGAAAGGGTTGAAGAAAGTAAGCCAGCTTAAACATTTCGATCCTGTTAAAAAGTTTGTAGACTCTCGTAAAATCCCAACGTTCTATCATTCTCGTATGTTTGCTTGTCCGAATTTTATGAGGTTTACCAATAACCTGTTGCCTAACAAGTTTAGTAAAGAAGCATTGGCGAATGACGAACTCCGGCTTCTCATTCCGTTCTTTGATAAAGAGAAAAACGTATTCGCTTACCAAGGGCGTTCGTTGAGGAAAAAGACTGAAGTAAAGTATATCACAATTATTCTAAACGGAGATATTCCTAAGATTTATGGCTTAGACACAGTTGATGAAAAGGAACGAATCTATGTCTTTGAAGGGCCAATTGACTCTATGTTTGTCCCAAATAGCGTTGCTGTTGCGGGTGGTGATCTCTTAAGTGCTGGTAAAGAAATTGACCCTAAGACTTCAGTGCTAGTATTTGATAACGAACCAAGGTCTAGAGAAACTAATAAGAAAATTGAGAAAGCTATATACAACGGTCGGCGAGTTTGTATCTGGCCTGAGAATCTAGAACATAAAGATATTAATGATATGGTGTTAGCTGATATGACGCCAGACTTTATCAAACATATTATTGACACTCACACTTATCAAGATCTATCTGCCAAGTTGGCACTAACTAAATGGAGTAAAGTATGAAAGCAAAGTTAATATTTCCAAAAGAAGGTGATGTGTGTGATATTATTGGAGTGGACGACGCTCTTGAATTTATAGCATATTGTGCTAGGGTTTCAAATCCAGATAACCAAATGAACAGCAAGACAAGCGAAGGGTTAATTCGGTATCTAATTGAACACAAGCACTGGAGTCCTTTTGAAATGTTGAGTGCAACCGTTGAAGTAGAAACTACAAGGGATATTGCAAGACAACTTCTACGTCACAGGTCTTTCAGTTTTCAGGAATTCAGTCAGCGTTATGCTAATCCGACAGAAAGCCTTAGTTTTGAAATTCGTGAAGCAAGGCTACAGGATACAAAAAATAGGCAAAACAGTATTGAGGTAGACGATCCTGAATTACAGAAGGCTTGGGCCGCTAAACAGCAACAGATTATTCATGAATGTCGGATGGCATATAAATGGGCCATTGATAATGGCATTGCCAAAGAGCAGGCAAGAGCTGTCCTACCGGAAGGAAACACGGTTTCTAGATTATATGTCCACGGAACAATAAGATCGTGGATACACTATATAGAATTACGTTCTGGAAACGGAACACAAAAGGAACACATCCTATTGGCAAAAGAGATTGCACGCGCTATTAGTCGATTGTTCCCTATGATAGACGAATTTGTGGAGAAATAAATGAAAACATTCAAAGAATATTTTTCAGAAGAACTGGTAAAGCAACCCGGAACACAGTACGGTTCTAACTCTGGTGGGGTTCATGTTGATGATGAAACTGGTGAGAAGTATTACGTAAAACACTATCGGAACCCAGATCAGGCCAAAGTGGAAGCACTTGCTGGTAAAATTTATAAACATATGG